GCTTCACTTACAGGACAAACCATAGCATCAACCTACGATGCGTTACTAAAAATATCAGACAATGGGGCTATTAATGGCACATTAAAGCAGATAACTGATGGACTTGGAAATAATACTCCACTTTATTTATCGGGTAATACTGTATCTATTGATGGATCATTTAAACTAACTGGTAGATTATTTGACAAGAATAATGAGCCTGGTTTAGCTGGTCAGTTTTTAGTTTCCTCTGGTGATGGTGTTGATTGGCAAAATATTTCTGAATCTGGATTAATTACAGGTCTTGGAACTGCTAGTTTCTTATCTAAGTTTACTGCTGGTGGAGTTATTGCTGACAGTATCATTTCTGAAAGTGCATCAGGTATTGGTATTGGAATAACAGCTACTCAAAAACTTCATGTTCTTGGTAACGGATTATTCACAGGAACTTTAAACTCTTCTAACCTTAGCGGTAGTAATACAGGGGATGAAACTAAATCATCTATTGAAACTAAACTTGGTGCTGCTACTTCTTCTAATGATGGTTACTTAACATCTACTAATTGGTCTACTTTTAATGCTAAACAACCTGCTTTAAACGGTCTTGGTTTTGTTAAAATTGATGGTACTACAATTAGCTACGATAACTCTACTTATGCTTTAGCTTCAAGAAATATTGCAACTACCTCTCCTTTATCTGGTGGTGGTGATTTAAGTGCAAATAGAAGTTTATCAATAGCTAAATCGGATAGTTTAACTGATGGTTATTTAGCAGCTGATGATTTTGTTAACTTCAACTCTAAAGTACCTTCTGCAAGAACAATAACAATAAACGGTCAGACCTTTGACTTATCAGCAAATAGAACTTATGCGGTAAACGTAGGAGTTACTTCATTTAATACAAGAGTTGGGGCTGTTAGTCTTTCTTCTTTAGATGTAACAAATGCTTTAGGATATACTCCTGCTATCAATTCAAGAATAATGACTATTAATGGTGTAGGTTATAGCCTAGCTGCTGATAGAACTTGGAATGTAGGTACAGTAACTTCGGTTGGAACTTCTGCTCCGCTTACAGGTGGAAATATTACTACTTCTGGAACTATTGGTATTACAAAAGCTACAACCTCCGTAGATGGTTATTTAAGTGCTACTGATTGGAATACATTTAATAATAAACAAGCTAATTTAGGATATACTCCAGAAAACTTAGCTAATAAAGGAGTTAATAACGGTTATGCGAGTTTAGGTGGTGATGGAAAAGTTCCTTCAACTCAATTACCTAGTTATGTTGATGATGTAGTAGAGGTAGCTAATTTTGCCGCTTTACCTGCTACTGGAGAAACTGGAAAGATATATGTAACCTTAGATAATGATTTTGTTTATCGTTGGTCAGGTAGCGTTTATGTAAGGATTTCTTCTCCTAATGCTATTTGGGGTTCTATTACAGGAACTTTATCTAATCAAATTGATTTACAGAATGCTTTAAATGCTAAAGTAAGTAGTGTTGGTTTAGATTTAGGAACTTCTGGAACTGATGTAAACGTAGCTAATAGCCCTATCACATCAAGCGGTAATATTACCTTAAACTTACCTACTGCAAGTGCAACAAATAGAGGATTATTATCTTCTGCAAATTGGACTACTTTTAATAATAAGCAAAACGCAATAACACTAACTACTACAGGAACAAGTGGAGCATCTACATTAGTAGGTTCTACTTTAAATATACCTCAATATCAACCACAACTTAGCGGAACAGGGTTTGTAAAAATTAGTGGAACAACTATTAGTTATGATAACAGTTCTTATGCTTTAGCAAGTGCTATATCAGGAACAACAAACTACATACCTAAGTTTACAGGTGCTAATACGATAGGGAATAGTTTAGTTAGGGATGATGGTAGCGGAGTTTCAATTGGCATTGCTCCACAAACTGATAAATTATTTATTTATAATAGCGGTGGAACTAATACAGGATTAACTATACAACAAGATGGAGCAGGTGATATATTTAGATTTAATGGTAATAGTGGAGCTAATAGACTTGTATTACAACAAGGTGGCAACTTAGGCTTAGGAGTAACTCCGAGTGCGTGGGGGAGTAGTATTGCAATGCAAATAGGCTCAAAAGCATCAATAGCTTCTGTTGTAAATGATTTAAATTTAAGTAATAATGCATTTTATAATGGCTCAAATTGGATATATTTAACAAATTCGGTAGCAACCAATTATTATCAATCAGCAGGTAATCACGTTTGGAGAAATGCTATTGATGGCACAGCAGGTAACGCTATAACCTTTACCCAAGCAATGACGTTAGGTGCTAACGGAATACTTAGCTTACCTTCATCGGGTTCATTAGAGATAGGCTATACTTCCTCACCAAGCCTTTACAAGTTAGATGTTAATGGGACTGGAAGGTTTGTAGGGAGTTTACAAGTTGGTAGTGGAAGTGGGGGTAGTGGTACTCAAACACAAAGTGTTTTTCAAGATACTTTTGGAGGTATAAGAAGTGTAATTTATGTTAGAAATACTGCTGATTATTCAGCAGGTAGAGGTAGTGGATATTCAATTCAAAATGGCGAAGGTGTTGAAAAAGCGTCTTTACAAATTAGGTCTAATGATGCAAGTCAAACAGGTTATTCTTTAGAATTAGTTAATGTTGGGGCTGGTTCATTAACCATAGCCTCCACAGGAGCAGCGACCTTTAGCTCGAGTGTGACTATACAAAATGGTAATGCTTTAATATTAAATAATTCAGTTAATACTTCAGCGGGTTCTGTAATATGTCCAGGTGGTGGTTCACTTTCATTACGTTCTTATGGTCAAGATATGATTTATCTTAACGAAAATGATAATATCAGATTTTCAACATCAAGTTCTGAAAAAATGCGTATCACTTCAGGCGGTAACGTACTAATCGGAACTGCAACAACAAGCGGTGATTATAAGTTAGAGATAAATGGTAGGATTAAAACCAATACAGGTTATGCTCAAGATTCGGGTGATGTTAGTATGGCATCAAATACTCCTACAACTATTTATACTATAAGTGGTATAAGAGGCTTATATACAATATACGTTTCTGTTCCATCGCAAGATAGTTTACCTGCAAATTATTCCGCGTATGCAATTATTGCTTGGGACTCAGCATCTGCAAAAATTATGCAACAAACTAATGCTGGTAATTTATTTATAACTTTAAGTAGCAATAACATACAAGTAGAACAAACAAACGGAGCTACACAAAGTGTAACTTATAGATTAATAAAAATAGCATAAATTAGAAAACAAATAAATTATGAAACAAATCGAACCTATCCAAATTTGGGATAACGGAACTAATGAGAGTGCGGAGATACTTAACGCCTATGCGGTCAATGTAACTTTAGGAGTATCAGCAACTTTTTACTACTCTTTAATGAGTGACACAAAGCAAACATTAGCGACTGGAAATTTAACTATGTCGGGCGAAGACTACCAAAAGTGGTCTGAAAGTGATGATTACGCTTGGGAATTTATAGCTACTAAATTAAATTTGGTTATTGTTGGCGATTGGATTGAGCCGATAGTTGAGCCAACTGTAAAGGAAAACTTGACATCTGAATTTGAATAATGAAAGACGTAGGATATAGTTTAAGGAAGGCTTATTTTGATAAATTAAATGGTGTGGTTACTGTTAATTCGGTAATTGTTCCTATTTATGATAATATTCCTGATACTGCATCTTATCCTTATGTACAAATATCTAATGTTAGTGTAGTAGATGAATCTACAAAGAGTAATTTTAACAGTAATTGCGTTGTAACAGTGCAAATATTTACAGGAACGGATGCTACAAGTTATAGCAAAACACAGTCAGATAATATATCAAACCAAGTAATGCAATTATTGATAAACAGATCATCATTACCAGATACATTTCCTGATTTTAAAGTTATTACAAATCAATTTGAATCTAGTAGTTACATTGAGAATATGTATCAAGGATTTTATGAAGTTATAAAAGTAATTAGAATTAGAAATATAGTAGAACAATTATAAAATGGGAATAGTAAACGGAACTAACTTAGTATTATATGCTGTCGATGGAGGAACTAATTATGCCTTTGGTCACTCTCGTAGCTTTACATTAAACGTAGAAGCAAGTCCAATAGATGTAACATCAAGAGATTCGGCTGGGTGGTCGGAATCAATTATGGGAGCTAGGAGCTTTACATTAGATTTTGAAGGACTTGTAGATTACGCAGATTACATTGATGCTGCTTGGATTAAAACAGCAATAGATAATAGAACAAAATTCTTGGCTAAGTTCACAGACGATTTAGGTGGTGCATTAGTATTCAATGGTTACGTTTATGTAGCTAATATGACTATTGATGGTCCTATGGAAGATGTGGTAACTTATTCGGGAACTCTTCAGGGAACTGAAATATTTGCAACTTCATTAGCTTAATTATTAACTTAAAAACAAAATAAAACAATGGCTTTAATTAACGGAACAAACTTGGTTATCAAAATTGCTGGTAACCCTATTTTAAAGGCTACTACTGCTTCATTAGAAATGAGTGTGGATTTGCCTGATGCTACTACTAAAGATTCGGCTGGATGGTCAGAGTTCTTTGCAGGTGTACGTAGCTGGACTTTATCATCTGATGGTTTAGTAGATTATGCTACTGCTGCTGGTGTTGAAACTGATGAGTTAGTAGCTCTTCTTATTGCACGTAGTCCTGTAGCTATATCATTTGCTACTTCAACTGCTGGAGATATGTTGTTAAGCGGAAATGCTTACATTACTTCTATCTCTCAAACTGCCGATATGGAAAGTCCATCTGGATTTAGTGTTAGTTTTCAAGGAACTGGTACTCTTTCTCAAGGAACTGTTTAATTAAATTATCCTGGCAGTAACCACAATTACTTATAAAGGATAAATAAAAATGAGTTCAGGATATATAC